TGTCACCATCGGAGGGGAAGTTTGTCAAATCACGCGACAGTTTCACCACAAAGATCTCGTCCAGATCTTTTTCACTTTTAGCCATTATAATTCCTCATCAAAAAGGCGTTGCTCATTTAGTTCGTCAGTCATCAGCACCAACTCAGAGTCAGTGAAATGATCGATCGAACCGTTGTGTCGGACGCCATAGCATCCTACCCATGCTTCAGCAAAGGCAATCTCAATATTATGGCGAGCAAACTGGTCGATAGTTTCGACACCTTTGTGTCGCCAATAAGTAGCAGTGGTTTGAAGTTTGAAAACTCGGTCTTCGTTCAACTCATCAATATATTCAAGTAATGCATCCATAATCAATCTCTCTCTAATTTATACCCCATTATGGAGCATTCAGAGAGAAAAGTCAAGCACTTTTTTGAAAAAAGTTGTGCGGTTACTTCTTGCCGCCAGTATTCTGAAATCCGAAGAATGCCGATACGATAGCGGCAACCGAGAGGAAGTAGATTGATGCGATATCTCCGATGAGTTCTGCTGCCTTGTCCAGACCGAACATGACAGTGATGAAGATACCGCTTGGATAGAACAACATACCGATCAGAGAGAACCACGCCATCTTGCGTTGTGCGTCTCTCATTGCATCTGCGTCTTCAAGTTCTTTGCGTTTACACTCGAGATACATTTTTTGTTCTTCATCGGAGACTTTACCGTCTCCATTGGAATCTGCGGGGTGATGATCAGCCATTATTCTCTCCTATTAATATATTTATAGGAGAGAGGTTTTTAGATAGCTTTACAGTCTCGGTCGCGGTGACCATTCCACGCCACAAACCCACCAATTCTCAATGCCCAGTATGCTAGTTTGTTTAGGAAGTGAAATCCATTCTGCTCGATGCCAATATCACGGAACAATGCATCAGCTTCTTTCTGAGTCATTGGTTCAGAAGTTGCCTTCTTACCCTTCTTCAGAAGCACGGTGTACTTGTAAGCATAATCGTGAACCAGACCACCTACAAGAAGCACACCAGTCGGTGACAGCCACGAGGCGAGGAATTTAGGAACAGAAGCACCATCAAAGACAAACCCTTTAGGGATGACATAGTTCTCGCCATTCAATGAGTAGTTCCAGTCTTTAGAGATTTCCCAAGTGCGGACACCGAGTAGCCACATTTTAATCGCTCCCCAGAATCCTTTACCAGCGGTTGGGATGGTGATAGGTTTCATATGTGGCATCTCACCGAACTTCAGACCAACGAGGGGTTCATCCTGATCAACGCCAAATAGATTGATTATGAAGCCGACGATAACAAGTACGCCAAATACAGTAAACTGCCAAAAATTAATTAGTTGATCGATAATGAATTCCATTATTTTTCCTCTGTTTCTTCTGTTTCTTCTGGTTCAGGTTCTGTGCCAGAGATTGAATTTTCATAGTAGATGATTATTTGTTTCTGTTGTTGGAGATATCTACCAACCTCAGCAACATTTAGTGCCAGCGTCTCATAAGAGCGAACAGCCATTGCGTAGAATACCCACGGATCGCCATTCTCTTTCTTATACTTCTCGATAAACTCATCCCAGTTATCAGCCGTGACAACATAGAAGTTTGCATCGCCCAGCGTTACAGGCTTCGGGTTACTTTGCAGAGGAATTTTTCTTTCGACTTCGACACTTTGCACGACCACTTGTTTTTCTGGTGATCGAAACATAGAACAACCACTAATCGTTATTGATAGCAGTAAGACGCTCGATATCATCAAAAACTTTTTTCGTTGCATTGTTCACCCTCCTTTCAATTAATCCAGGTTTTGCAAGAGACAATCTAGACAAGTCGTGCTTCTGAAACTTCGACAACAGCTGGTCTTTATATTCTTCTGCTTTCTGCAGGTTGGTTTGGAGAGCGAGGTTTTGTTGTTCCATCTGAGATGCAAATGCAGCAGACTTTTGCAGTGCTTCCATATTTGCCTTTGCTACTGTTTCCAGCTTGGCATTATTATCGCGCAATGTGGCAATGCGGCTTTGCATGTCTTTGTACTCGAAATAAGCACCAAACAAAACCGCACCGACAATGCCGAATACTGCTAAAAAAGCGTAAACCTTAAACATTACTCATCCGTGTAGATTGTCCACGCTCCATAAAAAATGGCAAACATGGCAATCAAACTAGCTAATGGTTTAAACATTAAGAATGCAAGACCTGCGCCAATCAATACGACACCATCGTGACCTTTACGCTCCGAGAGTTTCATCTTAATTAAATCAAACATATTCATATGATTCTCCTGTTATAGTTCTCTATTTATACTTTGAAATCGTCATAGTTACTAGACATTTTCGTACTGAATGTGCCGCTATCAAATGTTGCGTTACTTTTGTTCTGACCACTATCGGTGATTTGATTCTGCACTTCTTCAGTCAAATCAAACAGACGCATCTTAGATCGGTCTACGCCAACCATGAACCTCTTGTTAGATGTCGGATCGGCATACCGATTCTTCAACTGCTTTACCATAATCTGTTGTTGTTCTTCAAGTTCTTCTGTACTTATAAGAGCAAACATAAGGTCAGCGGTGGCAGGTAGACCGAATGATTCCGAGGTATCAGTCAACTCAACATCGCTGTTACCATATCCAGATCGAGTCGTCTGTGTAGCAGAGACAATAGGAAGGTCGTGTTCAACAGCTAGACCGCGAAGTTCTTCAGCAATACTCTTGATGATTGTGTAGGAGTTTGCATTAGAACCTGCCTTGAACCGACTACTATTACAGATGTTTAGATAGTCAATGAAGATAATATCGGGAGCAAAGTCACGCTTCAGTTTCAGTTCTTGTAGTAATGCTTTGAAGTGACCAGCATGAGCAGATGCAGTTGGATACTCTTTGATGATGAGTTTACCATCAATCTTGTTTTTGATTTTAGTTATCCGATCGTCAAACATCTTCTTCGGAAGGTCTTTCAAATCACCGATGGGGACATTCATCATATTCGCATCAATACGTTCAGCGATACGTTCCTCTGCCATCTCTAGAGTGATGTACAAGACGTTCTTACCCTGCGTGATACAAGCTGCTGCCATGTGACACATGAACAAAGATTTACCAACACCAGTACCAGCAAGAGCAATATTGAGTGTCTTGTTTGGCAGACCACCCTCAGTGATTTTGTTGAAATATTCTAGATCGAATGCGATCTTTTCTTCCACCCTATTGTAGAATTCATATCGGTCAAGAGAGTTTTCTATGTAGTCGTGACCGACATTATTATCGAACCCAACAGCAAGTGCATCAGAGAGAAGGGAAGGGAGTGCATCTTTTGAACGCTCCTTGTCCGAACCATCAATGATTTGAATACTATCCATAATAGCATTATAGACTGCCTTGTCTTTACAAAACTTCTCAGTTTCATCAACCAACCATTTGTCGTCTGCATCTGTGACGTTCAACCCATTGATCAAAGTCTCGCATTGAACATACAAGTCTTCACTAATCTTTCGGTCATCCTGAAGTGCAATCAACAACGCACTTTTGGCTGGGGCATTATTATACTTTGCAACATAATCGAATATCTTCTCAAATACAATCCTGTCGTCAGACTCAGTAAAATAGTCTGACTTCAGAAAGGGAATGACTTTACGAACATACTCTTCATTAGTCACTAGATTCGATAAAATTTGGGTCTCTATTCTCATCAATAAATTCTCTTCTCACATCTTCAACACAGGCTTCACACAACGCCACCTCACCAGAAAGTTCTATTACATTTCCCTCGGTGGCGGTATTGTGAAAAACCAAAGCAGTTTCATCATCAGGTATTATACGCGAACACCTGTCACAAGTCAAGGATTTACTCATAAGCGTTTGCGATATCCTCGTCAGATACCTCATCTTGCATAATAGCACCAGTAGAAATCAAATATCGTTGTTCAATCCAGTCAGTGAATGTCTTGTCAGATAGGATCGGCAACCAGAAATCTTTGTTGTAGGTTTCTTTGGCGCGATAGTTCTTACTGTCTGAACCATCAGAGGCAACTTGATACCAACCAACTTTAGGTTTGACCACATGACCAGATTCCAACGCCATGTCGAGTAGACCAGACCATTTACTGATGCCGCCTTCGAATGTTACCTCGATTGGGATCTTAGACTTCTCACGGACATACCGAGACTTCTCAACATTGATGATGAAATTGTATCCTGTAATATCTGTGCCAGTTTTTTCTTGCTGACGACCAATGATATAGATGTTATCGGCAGAATAATAGATACCTGTACCACCCGATACAACTGCTTTCGGGAACATACCAATTTCCATATAAGTGTGGTTTACAACAACAGCAGGAATATCTTTCAATGTCAAATGTGGCGTAATCATTCTGAACAGAG